AGTCCAGATTTGAATGTAATCTGCGATTGTTCTACGATTGTTTTTAAATCTGGATCGTATTTATTTTCTTGCCCGATAACATCACCACAATCAATAGCCGGTTCACCACGGTAATCAAGTTCATATTCAATACCTGACGCAAAATAATCAGCAAGCCACTTAGCGACCTCTTGGCAGTGATCGCCAAAAGATATTAGCGGATTCTGCCACTCTTTTTCTGTTCCACGGTTGTGAACTGGTTGACTGTAATAAGACGTAGCCACATTGTACTTATATCCTGTTATGGCCACCTCTATATTTTCCCCTGTTTTTACACCAGAAAAAGCAACTTCAACATAATAAGCACCGGACGATACTATCTTTGCGCTCTGTCCACTTTTCGCATTGCTTATAGCTACGGAATATCCATAACACGGGTCATTCAGATAATATATCTGGTTCTCGCCGGAATAAGTGATAGTCTCAGATGTCAAGTCTTCCTTTGTCGCAGATTTTGAATATAGTGATCGTGAAACCTTTACATTCTTGATTTTTTCAAGCTGAGTTCCAACAGGGGTGGAATATAGATCATCGTATTCCAACGAATAACTTGTTTCAGCACCGAGCGATAAATAATCAATATGGATTCTGCTATTTGGTTCGGTTTCAGGGAATTCAATTTCCAAACGATCATATTCCGGAAAATCATAGTTAATTTCTGTAGCCTGTTCGATTCCGGATGTGATAGTTAATGTATTGTTTAACACATCATCCGCATATGTACGGATTACTATTTTCTTTGGAAGATTCCCAGAGAAATTAATCATGATCCCATATGCTTTGTATTTTGCTTCTAGTGTCCTTGTAAGCATAGGATTTGCATCGAACTTCCCGTTTTCATCTGATATTGAAGCACTTATATATCCGGTGTCTTGATGATGATCGGTTGGCACGAATAGTTTTTTCCCGTCCGCTTTCCAGAAGTTCTGTTCGCACGTTGCATACTGATTTTTCTCAGTTAAGTTGTCAATTGTTGGTGCATTTGAAAAATAAGTTTCTCCGTTTGATGTCGTATCGTATGTTGGCTTGAATGCTGCACGAATCCTTATCTTTCCATTTCTGTCATAATCCATAATGCAGCGACCGGCATTTGCTATAATCTGCAATGCTTCTTTGTGTGTCACATTTGGCAGTGGGTTATGAACATATACCTTTTTCATGTATGAATCAATATAATATTCGTCTTCGTTTAATCCGGCATCTGTGAGAACTAATACGGCCAAATCGTACAGGGATATGCCATCCTCATAGTAGATACCTTTATAATATTTTTCATCCAAATATTTCAAGATGTCTACAGCCGTAATGGTAGCGGATGAATCATCAGCACTCCATTCTGATACATACAGCGAATGCATTTTTATCCATTCAATATTCCCATCGTCCAGCATATATCCCATCATGACATTAACTTTTTGACCACTTTCCAAGAAATTAATATCAGATGATGGATTGTCTACGTTGAATAATTGGTTGTCATTGCACAGCGTTACCTTAAATTCGGATTCCGGCAAATCTTCATTGATTGCTGATAGAGTCGTATTGCTACTTGCTTCTGATATCCATTCATCGTCATATTCCAAGCCGAGTCCAAATATAATGTAATCAATTCGCACTCTCGCATTCGGTACATTCATTTCCGTAATAACTAATTCGATTGATTCCGTATTCTCAAACACATCATCGGACTTGAAAAGCTCTTCTGTATTCTCATATTCAAAAGACGTAGCATTATCAGTAACGATCGTAAATTTTGTAGGATAATTTCTACCAAATTTAATAGTCAGTCCTTTGATGTCGGATTTTCCGCAACCGAATACAAACTTCACATGAAAACTTTCTTCAAACAAATTCGTTGAAGTAATCCCGTCTTTTCGATAATCTGATTTCTTCTCTGGCAAGAAAAAGCTAATGCCATTTGCTTTCCAGAAATTGCTCTCATAAGTTGCGTACCGTCTTACAGTGTGTTGATTGAATATGGATTCTGCATCTGAGAAGTCATTATATTTATTGGTATCAGAAAGCCCCGCTGTCTGCTGAGCCTCCTGGTTAATCAATCCAAGCTGAATTTTCATGTAGGACTGATTGCGGACTGGTCGTTTCATGGATTCTTTATATTCTTGTGATGTCTGATACATTAACTACCACCCCGCATCAATAATGTTGACTTTGCAATTTATGTACGCCACTGGTCTTCCAGTTTTGTCATATTTGAATACGTCTGCTGTTCTATCTCCCGGATACATGGTTAAGGTAATCCAGTTATTTTCGACCATATCCCAAAATCTTACAGTCACAAAATATTTTTTGAATTCTTTTAGCATACTTGACCATGTTTCCGCATCCAGATACGGCCATTCCAAGTTGTCAATCTTATAATTGTCTCTACCAATTTTCTGACCGACGATTTTGTTATTGGCATTTCTGGCAGCATTTACCGCCGTTGTCACTACCATATTTGGGTAGCGTTTCGGTGCCGGAAACGGCTTGCCGTTTACCATTATGAAATTGGATATATGCCTTGCTGCCATTTCCTACACCTCCTACGTTGGCGAAAAAGAAAAGCCCGTATTCCTACGCGCTTTTGATATCTGCTTATCCATTCTTTTTCCATCCATATTTACGCTTGTTTCTTTCTTAAGAAGTAACTCCTGGTATTCAATGATTGTTCTTAAGAGTGAATTGGTTTCATCATTCGCTCTTGAAACTCCATTGCTTACTGAATCAACAATCTGCTGATTGTTAACTACTGCTGAACGGTTTCCAATCTTTCCAACAAGCTCCGGGCCACTCTCTCTTGCATAGAACATTTCTCCAACTTTTGGGAAACCGCCGTTTGCATATCCATGACCTTTCCATCCTCTTTCGAGACTGCCATATCGAGCCAGCGTATATCTGATAGCTGCTAAGATATTTGACATTGGATCATAGATGTTTTTGTCGAACCCTTTCATAGCGTAAGCACGGAATGTCGGGTCAATTACTTGCATAAGTCCCTTTGACGGAATACCCATCTTTGCATTAATGTCCCAGTTATTGATTGCATT